CTGGAGCTTTGACACAGGCCCGGAACCTCGAATCCCGGGGGATTTGCTGAAGATTCGGACCGATGCAGGACATGCGCCCAGTGTCCGCCCCAAGTTGCATGTAACTGGCCTTGATGAAGCCACTGGAATCAAAGTGCTTGATTAGCGCCTCGACCATTTGTCGCCGCTTCTCCACCCGTTTCCACGCCAGATACTCAGCAACAACCGGGTGATCTGCGGCGTACTCCCGTAGTGCAGATCGACTGGCACTGGGCTTGCCTTCACTGTTTACCGGCTGTCGATCCAGCAGAGTTGTGAAGATATCCAACAGTTGCTTGGGACTGTTGAGATTGAAGCCTGCTTCCTTCTTGGTGCCAGCCCGGACGCTACCTTCGGCCTTGGAGCGCAGGTTGAAGCTACCGTCCGGGTCACGGGGCAGTTTCTTGGATGCGGGTAACGCTTTATCAAGTGTTTCGATGAAGGCATCCCCAAGCCTGACGTGATCCTTAGCCAAGTCGGCGTGCAATTCTTGAAGCGATTCCAGGTTGAAGGGCAGCCCGGTCCTCCACAGTTGGGCCATCGACGGAAGTGCGGCACACTCCAGAAACCAGGCCTTGTGTAGGTTGCCGACAGCCATCCGCTGGTTGATCGGCCCATCCAACTGGGTCAGCAGGTAGACGTCGTAGGCGGCGTACTCCAGTTGACTGGGCGTCAGGTCGCCACTCCAGTCGCTTTTCTGCTCCTCCTTGGAGATGTCCAGCTTTAGGTAACGCTTGACCACATGCTGCAGACCGTGTTTCAGGTTGGGCAGTCCGTTGGTCAGGATGCGACTGGCGAGCATGGTGCAGAGCACCTCCCCTTCGGGATACAACTCGTGCTCTTGCAGCCAGCCCAAGTCGAACACCGCGTTGTGGGCTATCCAGTAACGCTTGACCGAGAAGAACTCCTCCAGGTCAATCCAGTCCTCATCGGTCAGATCCCAGCAGTCAATGATCACCGGGGTCCGGTCCAAGGCGGCAAGTTGCAGAAGACGCAGCCCACCAAAAACGGGCTGGAGCCCGGTGGTTTCACAGTCGAAGGCGACGGTGGTGGCATTGAACATCGTGTGCAGATGCTCGATGCCGTAGAGGTAGTTCTTGGTCATCAGTTGTGCAGCTCCATGTGTTGAGCGTGAGCGGCGCTATGCATTTCCTGCATAGTCATGGGCGGTTCACCCGGACACAGGTCCTCGTCGGACGGCTCCCACTCGATGCAGGCAATCGCGGCATCAAGAGTGGGCATCAGCTCGTTTTCGAGCACCTCCATCAAGTCCATCGGGATGTGGGCATCCATCATGTGACGGCTGCCATCGCGCTTGACGATGACCTCCAGTTTGCGCTGGAACTCGGCAACCAGCGTGGAAACCGCTGCAAAATCGTTTGTCATGGTGTGAGCCTCTGGTAGGGCGAACTTGTGTAGTGTAGCAGGCTAGTGAGTCAGTCCACCTCGTAAAGCGAACAATCTGTAGCAAAGTCGCCGCCGGCATCCGGAAACCCAAAACCGCACCCACCAGAAATCCAGTGTTTGCAAGCCGTACAGAGGTCCACCCCTTCGGCGGCCAGCTCAAACCCTTCTGCCTGGAGCTGCTGGTACACATCGACGTACACCTGCCCCAGTCGCATTTGCGAGATCGCCTGGTGCGACACGCCATACTGTTCCGCCAGTGCCAGGGTGCTTTTGGTGGACAGCATGATGTCCCTGGCCTGGTCATCACTCAACAGACGTGTCTTGGCAATCGGTGGAAAGTTGCAGTAGGCGCTCGCTTCTTTACCGCTCCACCGGCTGTCCCACTTAACCAGACAGGTCAGACATTTGTGCCGGCGTCTGCGATCACCGTTAGCAAGCGGACGACTATCAACAACCCGTGTATCCGTAGAACCACAATCTGGACACTTCATAGCTCGTAAGCTTCTTTCTCCAGTTCGTCGGCGATGGCAAGCAGACGCTGGCGGGTTAGCCGTCGCTCGTGTTGTCGAAAGTGCCCAAGGTCAGGCGCAATGGGAGGCAGATCCGTTTCTGTTGGCACCACCTGATCCGCAGTAGCTCGCAGGGCGGCGGCGAGACCGTTTCGGTAACCAAAACCGTCAGCGTTAAAGTATGCGTCTTCGACTGCCTGCGCGGCGGAAGAGAGGTCAGTCATCGGGCAGGGCCTCCAATTCAGCAACAATAGTAAAATCATCTTCCTCGTTAATGGCTTCAAGCTCATCAGCAATGGCAAGCAGCTCATGCTCATTGATGATTGGGTCGCCACTCCCATCGCCATAGCCCAGTTGATCTGCAGCAGCGCGGAGGACGGCGGCAACGCATTGATAATCTTTTTGCAGAGGTCCATCTAGCCAGCCACAGTTATTCATGTAGGCATCCAGCACCGCCTGCGCGGCAGGGGAGAGCTCAGTCATCGGGCAGGGCCTCCAGAGCGCGGCGGATGGTGTCACGGGCTACGGCGCACGCACCCGTTTCTGAATCACTAAAAAGCAAATTTGCTGCGTGAAGCGCCTGCTCCTTCAAACTCGGCGACTTGGGGCGGCGATAGTTATAGAACTCAATCACATCTTCTTCCTCCCACGCAGCGCACTGTTTGAGATAATTTCCACAGGCGATTAGCTCTTGATCAGCGCCCCACTGGGCAGCGCGTGCGGCAAGGTCAGTGCAAGCCTCGCCTGGCACAGTGGGTGTGCCGTAGAACTCGGTCATCCACTGCTGCGCCAGTTCTGGCGGTGGGGTGATGTCAGTCATCGTTCAAATCCTTGGAACGGTAAGGAGCAGTGAGTTGGCCGTGTTCATCGGTAAAGCCAGCTTCAAAAAGAAACTGGCGAGCAGCATCTTTCTCGCCAGCAAGGGCGCGATCCAGCAGCGTAGGAGCAGTGAGTTCGACCATGAAGTCTTCCAAGGTATCGGTAGTGACCCCATGCCAACACTCGTCACCATGGCTGTAGCTATCCCAAGCATTGGCTAGATACTTGAGTACGTTTGCGATGCCATGCCGCACGTCGTCGCCTTCTTCAAACTCTTCAATTAGCCGCTGGGCGCGGAAGGTTAGGTGGTCAGTCATCGAGGGCCTCCAAGGCGCGGCGGACAATGTTGGCAACATCTGCTGACAAGCGATCATCAGCAACAGCGGTGTCAATAGCTAACAACGCCTGCTCCTTCAAGCTCGGCGGTTTGGTGCGGCGGGCGGCGCGGAGTAGCTCAGCCAGTTGCCGTCCCACTTCGTCGTAATCGTATGTTTCCACCCACTTCTCGCACGCCTCCAGTTCCTGGTCGGCACCCCATTGGGCAGCGCGGGTGGCAATGTGCTGTTCGTACGCCCAATGTCCAGTTTCATCGTTGTAAGGCACGCCTGACAAATTGGCGTCGTGTCCCCACTCTTGCACCAGCTCTGGCGGTGGGGTGATGTCAGAACTCCTAATGTGGCGATCATTAGGAGTTGATTGGGAGTCCAGCGCTACGCCGCTCACCTCCGCACTGGTAACACGAAGGTCATTCATGGCTAATTCTCGAAACGCCCATTCAATGCAGAGGGTGGCAAAGGTCTTGAAATAGTTCGGCGCACCGCGCTTTTGGCTGCTGGCTCTAGCTTGCTCCGAAAACTTCTTCAGCAGGTGCGGAGGCGGTGGGGTGATGGGGTCAGTCATTTAACGGGTGCTCCTTGATTGTGTAAAGCAGGTCTTTTTCAGTGTGTACTTCAAAGGCTTCCAGTAAGGCTTCTTTTTGGTAGCCGCAGCCCGACGCAAAGTCCACAAAAGCATCAACAAGCCCTTGAGCGGTAGCTGCCTGGAACTTGGCGTTTGTGCTGTACATGATCTCTTGGGCTTTGTTAGCCCGGATCAGCTCAAACTTAAAGTTGTCCATCAGATTCTTCCAGTTTGTCAATCAAACGGTTTAAGTACCAGCGGGCTTTGTTCGCGTCAATTTTCGGGCTGTCTTTCAGCCACATACGACTCATGTATTTGATGACTTGCCACTGGAGCCCACCAACAACAGCGTCAGGGGCTTGCTTTACGCAGTCCTCAATAAAGTCGATGACCTCAACTTTGCCTTTGGTGTAGTGCCTGGGATGGTTGACGAGTGCGTCAATAAAATCGTGCTGGCTCATAGTTTTGCAGCGGTAACTTTTTGGTCAAAGTTGTAATGTCCGACGATGGAGTAGTCCTCCGCCGGCCTGGCAGACATGACGTGGAACACCAGTTGTCCGATACGCATACCGGGCCACAGTGCAACCGGGTGAATGGCCCTGGCGTTCTGCAGTTCCAGTGTGAGCTTGGATCCTTGCCAGCCCGGATCGCAGTAACCGGCCATGAGGTGTTCTATGCCACGGCGAGCACTGGAACTTTTGAGTGCAAACTGGCCGGCCAGAAACGACGGAAGGAAGAAGGTTTCCACGGTTTCGGCCAGGATGAACTCCTTAGGCGGCAGCATCAGCGGGCAGTCCTCGGTGTAACCCTTCAGGGAAAAGGGCTGCATGAGTGAGTCGTGCTCCACCTCGACAAGAAGATTCTCACCGAGACGCACATCGAGACTGGCCGGGTTGACCAGTGCTGGGTCGTAGGGATCCACAAGGCCCTCCTCACAGAGGGCCCGGATCTCTGTATCACAGAGAATCATGCGTGGACGGTCACAGCGGCGGGCTGCTGGAGCGCGACATGCTTCCAGGTCTTACCGGTCTTGATGCAGTTGATCGTGGTGAGGTGGACCTTGAAGTCCCGGCTGATCGCCGTCGCACCATCACCAGCAGCCAAACGCCGCTTGATCTCCAGCACCTGTTTCGCAGTCAGTGCCCGACGGCCCCTCCCACGGCGAGACGCATGAGTCTTGACCTGAGACTTCTCCTTCTTGGCAACTGGGGCAGCCTTGAGGGCAGTCGCGCCATCGAAGTTGACGGTTTGGGAGGCAGCAAGCACCGACTCGATCTCGGCCAGGTGCTTGTGGATGGTGCTGATACTGTCCGACAGTGCGCGGACTTGTGTGTCAGAGAAGATGGTGAGCATAGTGCTGAGTAAAGCGTTGATAGTGTAGTACCTAAGGGGTGCCGGTTTTGTACTGATCCTGGAGTTGCAGCAGGGTTGCCTGGGGCAGTTTGAGCATCTCCTGGATCGCAATACGTGCCAGCAGTTCGTGGTTGATGCTTTCGCTACTGACGAAAGCGTCCACGAGATGGATGAAGAGCTGGTTCAGCGTGTGGGGCTGTACCCAGCTCGTATCACAGGGAATGGGCTCAGTCCCGTAGGACCAGTCGTCGTAAGACTCCTCGTTGCGGAGGGACTTAGCCGTCGTCTGCCCAATCCGAGAGATCCACCACTTCCCAGTCGTCGATGCGTTCACTAAGCAGTCGTTTGACTCCGGCATCAGTCGCAGGGATTACGTCGTCTTCACAAAGGTAGAAGGTGCCTCGGCACAGAGCAGGACCCCACTCGGGCGGGTCTTCGAGGGTTTGAGAGCGTACCAGAACAGCATCTTCAACGACAGCTTCCACGTCGCAACGGCCATCAGGACCAAAAGTAAGGTTGTAAATGTCGAGCACATCAGGATTCATGACCAATCCCCACAGCATGAAGGCAGTTTGAGGCGATGTCGTCGAACCAGGCGCTTTCCGCAGCCTGCAGGAAGGTTTCGAGTTCCTGGAGCCGATCAACGTGGTGCTGGTCGTACTCAGTAGGCCAGCCATAGGCGGTGTTGCGTTCGATTTTGTTCTCCAGTGCGAGCTTGGCCCAGTGGACCGCGAAGTACCAGGAGCTGACTTTTTCGCTGGGTAGGTTGATTTGGGTGACCATCGCCCTCCGTAGATAAAGGAAAGGTGCGGAAGCTCTCGCCCCCACACCTGTAGTGTTACACACCTCCTAGCTTTGGTCTAGTAGGCCAGTTGCAAAAGTTCACACCGACCTGCCGGGTCAGTGCGGATTCAGGACGCGGTAAACCTCGCGGTAGGTCTTTCCCGCCCTAATGCCTTGAACAGCCTGACGCGAAATCTGGTACTTGGCGGCCAGTTCCCGGAGGGACAGGCCTTGGGACATCAGGATTTCGGCGGCCTCCCAGTTGGTGAGTGCACGCCCCAAGGTCAGGGGCCGGTACGCCAATTTGCGTGGCGCAACCGGCTTGGCATCAGGTTCGACGGCCTGGTATGTGCTCCAGCGATTACCACAAGCCTCACAGGAATATCGGCGATACCGCCGCCCATCCATACGGAGCCTGGATTCGATGATGTAGGCCTCGAATTTGCCGCAGTCAGTGCAGTTCATCGGAGTGTGACAGATCGTTAAGTACGGCATGGGGTCCGATGACGGCCAGTGCGGCACGGTTGTACGCCTTGGCGGCATCCAACTCAGTCGCGTAGTTGCCGAGGTAGTACCGCCTGCCCTGGTACGAGAACTGGGCCCGGTAAGGGTTTTTGTAATTACCCCTGGTGACACCTCTGTACTGACTGACAGTACCGCGTGCCTGGGGCCGATTGGCGAGGGCGAGATAGTAGTCCTTGTCTGGGATCTTGACGTAATAACTCATTGGCTAAAATTTTTTAAGTAGTGGATACCCTTGTACAGGTAACCATAATTACGGGCAGCTGTCACGGTGCCTTCCGCTTTGCAGACGTCACAGATGTCGTGCCAGCAGGTAGTGGTGGCACCAGCGCGGTAGGTGCCGTACTGGTCGCCACAGGTGGAACAGCACTGGTAGGCGGCTATGAGCCGTTCGGCCAGTTCAGTTTGGGTCGGGGATTCCAAGGGCTTCTGGGGAGTAGGTGGTCATGACGGACACGTCGGCGCCTTGGCGTAGTGCCTGCCCGACGGTGCCATGGAAGATGTCAAAGGCCTCCTCGCACTCGAAGATTCGGAACTCTTCGACTTCGATGGGTCGGCCTTGGCGGAACCAGCTCATGCGGATGACGGCAAAGACGTCATCGGGCACGGCGCCAATGATGACGGCCAGCGTGGGACGTCTCGGCGGTTTCGGCTTGGACTTGGTTGTAGACACCGTGGTTCTCCGAGACAGCCAGTCGAGTGACCTCGCCAGCCATAGAAAAAGGTTAAGTGTGAGCAGCAGGGGGAGTCGGAGCATCAGAGGTCGGACCCCCAGCGACTGGCGGCCTGCTGCCGAAGGCGGTCAAGCTCCTCGGTGGTGCGGTCTCCCTTTGGGGGTATAGGCAAAACCTGTCCAGAAACCCCAGATCCATTGGTATCACTGGGAAGTAAATCGGGACAGGGGGTGGGGTTGTCCTGAATTGCGTCCGAGGGCTCGGCAATTCGGGACACGTCCAGGGGTTGTCCCGATTTACTTTCCAGTCCCTGACTGGGGTTTCCCATATTTGGACACTCTTTTACACACATATCACGCGAGAGAACAGCCAGGTACAGATTGGAGGGCCTGGAACCACCCGCCCGTTTCCCCACCACCTCGATCAGTCCACGTGAGGTCAGACGCTGGAGCGCCTTGCTGATGGCCGCCACCTTCCCCCCACACAGGGGGTCCGATGCCAGGTCAGTCAGTGACATGGACCGGGGGTGAGCAGCCCGTAGGCGCTGGAGCACCCGATCCACGATGGAAGCGGGTCCGGCGCTTTCGGTGTCCAGCTCGACGTAGTCGGACAGCGAGAAGGTCAGGTCGCTTTCCAGCTTCATCAGCAGCTTGGAGCCGTCCCTGCCCGCCCTGGACTTCTCCACGGTGATGAGGCGGGTGTTGCCACCCAGTTGCTCCATCTGCCGCTTGTCGGGCCTCCTGAGCCCCCACACCTCGTCCACAGCGTCCCTGATGGCCGTGGAACCCCTGAACCCGCCGGTTTTATTGGCGTGGTGGATCAGGAGGATGGTGCAGGCCGGGAACACGCGACCGTTGTTGTTGGCCAGCCAGTAGATCGGGCTTGCAAACTCCTTCTTGTTCTCGTCAAAGGCCGAACCCCTGGAACAACCGGTGATCGAGTCGATGATGACCAGCTTGGGCCGGTGCTTCTCGATCAGCTGCACAAAGCGGTAGTACCAGTTGAGGTCCCACCCCATGACCACCCGCACCGGATCGGTGGGCAGAAATTCCAGGTCACGCATCTGCTGCTGGACCTGAACTTCGCTCTGGTCACCGTTGAGGATCAATACCGGCCCGGATTCCACTGGAACGAGGTCACCCCGCACGGAGAATGGAATCCCCCGGGCGACGTGTTTGGCGATGGTCCAGGCGGACATGGATTTGCCGTCACCGCCAGCGCCGTGGACCATGACGGTGCCTGGACAGGGCAGCAGGTCGGGAATGAGGTACTCAAAACGCAGGTCCTTTTCGAGCAGCCGGTCAAGTCCCATGTCGTCGTCCTGCTGCTCGTACTGCATCTGGGAGATCAGGAGCCGTTCGAGGGCACCTGCATCCCGATACCCAGCTTCCAACGCCAGCACGTTCATGGCGTGGGCGGCTTCGGCAGGGTTTTGAATCTCCTGGATCGCCTTCGCCCGCTTCATCAGCTCGCCGTAACTAATCGTTACTTGCCGAATCCGCGTCACGTTGTCGGATTCGACTTCAGCGACCACCTTCCGCAGGTCCTCAGGCAACCAAAGCCGCCCAGGCATCTGCTGGTCCGCCATCCAGAAGAGTGTCCCAAGGCTCACCGGCCCGCGTTTGAAGCTCTTCCACACCTCTTCGCAGGGATTGCCGTCGGTCCATTCCTCGGCGTATTCCGGGTCATCCGAAGACCACGCCGACCACAGCGTCAGGCCGATCTCAGTAGGCAGTTCCGAGTGGATCGCCATGCCCACCTTGACCCAGTGGTCCCGGCTCCCACCGCCTTGCCCTGGAATCACCCGCAGTGCCGACTGGATGATCTCGGCCACCTCATCCGGGTCCCGATCTGAGAAGTCGAGCGCCTTGCGGTTCTTGATGAAGCCCCCATCCGCCACCTCCTTACCGGCGTGGTCCTTCATCTCAGCCAGCAACCACGCTGGAGCTTCTGGGATGGCCTCCAGATCGCCTACAAAGCCATAGAAGCCCTCCGGGCCCTTCCCATCGCTAGACCCCGGATAAGCCCCGTACAGAAGCCCCTGGCGCCCCCACAGGACCTCATAACCGGCCCCGGTATCCGAAAGTCCAAAACCTTTGACCTCGGGCCACAGCTCCTCGGGCACCCGAAACAGGTACTTAGCCGCGTTGGCCTTGGTGCTGGTGACCATCGGGGCCCCTTCCAGCGACTCGCCCCACTTGCTTTTGAGCTTGGAGAGGTTCCGGTCCACGTCCAGGATCACCAGACCCTTACTCCTGGCGCCCGTAAACACGCCCACAGCCCGAAACACATCAGGCCTGCGCTCGATCTGAAGTGCAACGTCAGCCGGAGTCAGGTCTGCGTGGTGCGCCCGTTCCAGAGGCGTCTTGCCCTTGCTGACTGTTCCGGAAACAAGCTTGCAGCCTTTGGCGTAAATGGGTGTGTACGCCATGCCCACCGGCAACTGGCGCACAAAGGCCAGCAACTCTTGAGACTCTCTTGACACAGTGTTAGACTCCTACAGGAATGTGTGGATCACGGCCTCGGCGTGTTTTCGCTGGGGCCGTTTTTGTAGGGTAGACGCCCGGTCAACCCCGTGGTACTGTGTCACACGTTGGGCACCACAGCCCGACCAAACACCCCCACAAAACGAAAATGGGATTCCTTTCCAAGAAAGCCTCTGCATCCGTCAACAGCGGTTCAACCGGCGGCGGTTACCTCCAGGTCAGCAAGTTGACCGACGGTGGTTCTGTCCGTTTCGCTCTCCTGTCCGACCAGCCTCTCGAGGGCTACGAGGTCTGGGGCGCCAACACCGAGGGCCAGTCGAAGCCGTTCCGTTTCGAGTACGAGCCCACTCCTGAGGACATCGCCACCGAGATGGGCGACTTCGAGCCCCGCGAAGGACGTGGCGGCCCTGGCACCGTAGACATCAAGTTCTTCGTTGCCGCCCCGGTATACAACTTCGACGCTGGGGCAGTCCAAGTGATGAGCCTGACCCAAAAGTCGATCATCAAGGAGCTGGACCAAATTTCCCAAATGGACGACTACGAGGACCTGCTTGCCTGGGACTTCAACCTCAGCAAGAAGGGCTCAGGCCTCCTGACGGAGTACACCCTGCGTCCAGTGCCCCGTAAGAAGGGCGCCCAGGAACACATCGACGCAGCCTGGATCGAAGCCAAGTCCAGTGGTTTCGACATCACCCGCCTGTTCGAGGGCGGCAACCCATTCAAGGCGGCCTGATATGGACATAGCGAGATTATGCTTTACCTGCCGATACGGCTGGGGCTTTATGGATGCAGACGGGGAAGTAGTCAATGACTACGGTGCTTGTCATCGCTATGCCCCTAGACCCAACGAAAAAGGCGGTAAGGTGACCGACATGACTACATGGCCGGGGGTACACATTTCCCACGGCTGCGGCGAATGGAGTAGCCAGTACGACTGAAATACGGCCCCCTTCACCGGGGGCTTTCTATTGCCAAAGCGAGCTTGACAGGGTATTCTATTGATGGGAAAGAGTATCTAAATGCCAGCTAACACACAAGACACCCTCGCCAACCTCAGAAAGTGGAAGCTGGAGCAAGACAACTCGGGCCCCTTCCGGGTCTACCGCGACGCTAAAGGCAACATCTACAGTAGTGTTACACACATCCTGAAGGAAACCAGCGATAAATCCGGACTGGAACGCTGGGTTGCTCGCCTCGGCGAAACCGAGGCTTCACAACAAAGAGATGTAGCAGCCCGGAGAGGCAACCTCGCCCACAACCAGGCCGAATACCTCCTCAAGACAGCCCAACAACTGGCACGCTCCACTGCCAACAAGCGCAACTCGATCAAGTGGGACAGCCAGGGCCTGGCACGCATCCCCACCCCCATCACCCAGTGGGCCCTGAAGAAAGTCCACGAAAACCTCCCCCAGGTTGGCTGGAGCGCCTCCGGTTACGCCCGAGGTCTATCCGACTGGATCGTCGAAAACGTCACCGAAATCTTCGCCAGCGAATTCAGCATCCACCACCCAGCCGGATTCGCTGGAACGTGCGACGCACTGGTATCCCTCAAGGGCCATTCAGGCATCTGCATTTGCGACTGGAAGACCAGCACCACCAACAAGATGCCCTACATGAACGCCGCCCATTCATACGTCCACCAGCTTGGAGCGTACTCACTGGGACTCCAGCACCTCACCACCCTCCGCCCCCAAAGTGGTGCAGTTGTACTAGCCCGCAGGTGTGGCGACCCAGACGTCTACACCCTCACCCAAGACGAGCTGGTACATGCCGAGGACGCCTACCTCGAACGCGTCAGGATCTACACCGAGTCGCTCACAGGCCATTCAGGACTGGAATAGCTCTACACTGCATTCAAGACACCGTAGTTAGCCTGTGGCCGACTTCAACGACATTCAAGACAGCGACGACATCGAACCGATTGACGGTGGTGTGAAGCCCGAGAAGCCGACTGGAGCTGTATCGCCATTCACGCGGGCGGAGAATCGCTATTCAAAGGGTCGTCCAATCAATGACACCCAAATGCAGGAGCGTGTGAATGCTGCCTACATGTTGATGCTTGGTGGTGGATCGTACCGTGAGAATGCCTGCCAACTTTCCACCCGTTACGGTGTCAGCTTCCGTCAGGCAGAAAACTACATTCATGAAGCCAAGAAGTTGATGAAGCAGGATTTCGCTGGAGAGCGAGCAGAATTCCTCAATCAAGTCAACAACATGCGTATGCACACCATCAAGAAAGCCCTCAAGCGTGGCAACTTCCAAGTGGTCGCACAACTTCTTGACAGCCTGGGACGTGCAATGGGCGAGGGTAGTGTGGAAGAAGCCGCCAATCAAGCCCCCACGCTGAACATCACCGTGGAAGATCGCCGCAACAAGGATTGACACTAAAAAGCCCCAGCCGGTGTGACTGGGGCGTGGGACTTAGGCGTCGATTTCTAGGTGGAACTCTACGGTCTGTCCGTTGACTGTCAGGCGTGACACCCTACGGCAATCGAAACTCCTCCACCCTTTGGAGATATC